AACTAAGGTAACAGGAATAAAATCTTTAGTCAAGCATTTAGCAGGGGAGGATTGTGGATGCGATGAAAGGCAAGAGGACCTAAACGAATGGGGAGCCAAGATACAAAGCAAGGTAGCTACTTTGTTTAGACGGAATAACATTAAAACGCTTACTCCGGATGAATACGAATACCTTGATAAATTCTTTAGTGCGCCTCAACATAGCATCAAAGCATCCGAGCAGTACCGAATGTTGGAAATCAATAACAGGGTATTCTCACAAAAGCTCCAGTACTCCACCTGTGGCTCGTGTATCCAAGATATGATTAGAAATTTAAAAAATGTATACGATGCCTATACCACAGCCTAAGCAATCAGAAAGCCAAAACGAATTTATGCAAAGGTGCATGAGTGATGAGAAAATGATTAATGAATATCCAACTGAGCAGAGAGCTGCAGTATGTCGGAGTGCATTTGATGAGCAGTTAGCTTCCACAAAAGTATCATTCGATTATGATGGTACACTTAGCACAGCCAAAGGAATCCGTAAAGCCATGGACCTAATAAATAAGGGAATAACTGTCTATATAATATCGGCTAGAGATAATAAAGAGGGCATGCTAAAGATAGCTAGGAGAGTAGGCATACCTGAGAGCAGAGTGTACGCCACTGGAAGCAATAAGGCTAAGGTGGAAAAAATAAAGGAGTTAGGCATATCTACTCACTATGATAACAATGCAGATGTAATTAAAGAATTAGGAAACATAGGTAAATTAATATGAAAGTAGAAAAGGTAAAAATATCGGACATAAAGACGAATCCAAAGAATCCGAGGCTAATTAAAGACGAAAAGTTTAAAAAATTAGTAAAATCGATTATAGAATTTCCGCAAATGTTGGAACTTCGCCCTATTGTAGTGGATGAAAACAACATCGTATTGGGCGGTAATATGCGTTTAAAAGCCTGCAAAGAGGTTGGGTTAAAGGAAGTGTTTATCGTAAGAGCAAACTACCTTACAGAGCAACAAAAAGACGAATTCATAGTTAAAGATAACGTAGGTTTCGGAGAATGGGATTGGGATATGTTAGCAAACTCATTTGACGTCGAACAATTAGAAGATTGGGGGTTAGATGTACCAATAGACGAAAGAATAGATGAAATAGAAGATGGGGAGGAAATAGAATTACCACAAAGTGTACAATTGGAACCACCCAAAGAATACATATTAATTATGGCGGAACCAAATTCCGTAGATTGGGAGGAAATAAAAGAAACTCTAAAACTAAAAATGGTTAGAAGGGGAGGATACAAAGAAGGTAGTGCATTTGATGCAATTGCATTAGAAAGAGTAATTGAATGGTCAGATTTTAAAACAAGAATTAATGTTAATAGCGGTACCAAGTAAGAGCAGAGCAGGTTTAACCACAACCAATAAAATACTACCAAACCTATGCACTTTTTTTGTGCCTGAAAGTGAATACCACCAATACCAAGGTTTAGTTAACAACATTGTTTGCGTACCAAAAGAAATTAGGGGTATAACATCTACTCGAAATTGGATTCTCGAAAACACGAATGAAAGATATGTGGTTTTTTTAGATGATGATGCAAAAAATGTAGGGTATACAAAACTAAATGCAAGGAAGAGTCAAAAAATAGAAATCAGAGATGAAGGTTTCTGGGCTGAAGAGTTTTTAAAAGCATTTGATTTGACGGAACAATTCAACTTTAAAATTTGGGGGGCAAAAACAGAAGCAGCCCCAAGGTCAGTATACCCATATAAACCCATACTATTGAAAACGTATGTAACCGCAAGCTGTATGGGAATAATTAATGACGGAGAATATCTTTTTGACGAAAACTTTAAAGTAAAAGAGGACTATGAAATTTGCTTAAGACATATTAAAGATAAGGGGGGTATTTTAGGAATAAGATACTTACATTGGGAAAACGAACATTGGACAACACAAGGGGGGTGCAAAGACTATAGAACTATAGATATTGAAAGAAAAGCAATCAAAGACTTAATTAAATTATACCCTAGCATGATTTCCTCCGCTAAAAGAAAAGCAAACGAATTTACAATTAAGTTGAATCTATAATAACAGAATAAAAACAGAATGAGCAAAGAAGATTTAATACCATTTAAGAAAGGGGAAAGCGGTAACCCTGCAGGACGTCCAAAAGGAAGTAAGAACCGAAGCACGATAGCACGGCAATGGTTGGAAGTAAACCAAAACTTAAAAAACCCAATTACAGGCGAAAACGAAACGATGAGCCAAGAGGACCTAATGACTTTGGCACTAATTAAGAAAGCGCGTGAAGGAGACGTAAACGCATACAAGGCTTTAATGGATTCGGGTTACGGCGCACCTATTCAGCAGGTTGAACAAACCAATATCGAAATACCTTTATTCCCAGATGTTCAAGAGAACGACAGCGACCAATAAGATACTTGGTTTAAAAAGACGAATAAAGATTATTCAGGGTGGAACAAGTGCGTCCAAGACTTATTCAATTTTAGCCGTGTTAATCAATAAGGCTTTAACTTCCCCAGAGTTAGAAATAAGCGTAGTGGCTGAAACGATACCCCATTTACGAAGGGGTGCATTAAAAGACTTCCTTAAAATAATGAAATGGACTGGAAGGTACATAGACCATTCGTTTAACAAATCTTTGCTTAGGTACGAATTTGGAAACGGAAGCGTAATAGAATTTTTTAGTGCTGATGATTCAAGCAAACTAAGGGGAGCGCGTAGGGATATTCTTTACGTCAATGAGTGCAATAATGTAACCTTTGATTCTTACAACGAACTTTCAATACGTACACGAAAGGAAGTATATTTAGACTTTAACCCTGCGAATGAATTTTGGGTGCACACCGAACTTAAAGACGAACACGATTCCGACTTCTTAATACTTACCTACAAAGACAACGAAGCCTTGGACAAGAGCATAGTTGAGCAAATCGAAAAGAATAGAGATAAAGGTTTAACAAGTGCATATTGGGCAAATTGGTGGAGGGTTTATGGGTTAGGGGAAATAGGAATGTTGGAAGGGGTGGTTTTTAATAATTGGAAAACGATTGATACCATACCAAAGGAAGCAAGGTTATTAGGAATAGGTTTAGACTTTGGTTATACGAACGACCCGACAGCAGTTATAGAAGTTTACAATTACGACGGTCAAAGAATAGTAAACGAAATTGTTTACACCAGTGGGCTACTTAATCACGAAATAGCTAAGTTACTTCCAAAGAGCGTTCCTGTTTATGCGGATAGTTCCGAGCCAAAATCCATTGAGGAAATACGCAGGCACGGAATAACAATTAAGGGGGTAACCAAGGGGAAGGATTCAATTAATTATGGTATTGACATTATGCAAAGCCAGAATTATTTGCTTACGTCAAACAGCACTAATCTAATTAAAGAACTAAGGGGATATTGTTGGGATAACGACAAAGCAGGGAATAGACTAAATAAACCACAGGGAAAAAATGACCACGCTATTGACGCGCTACGTTATCACGAAATGGAAACTCTAGGAATGGGAGCAAACTATGGAAGTTATGCGATACGTTAACACGGACCATACTACAGAATTAACCTAACTGAGTTATTAAGATATGACAAATGACATGAATGTAATGATCACCACAGTTGAGAATTATATACAGCAAAAGAAAGGCAGGCAGGTTAGGATAGTGTTTAACAATATAAAGAGATTCTCAGAGCATTTAGAGATGCTGAGACTTGCATACCATCACGTAATAGAAGAGAGCAGAAAATGAAAATAGAAATAACCGTACCGGAAAGCATTGCAGAAATTCCTTTATTGAATTACCAAAAGTTTTTAAAGGTCCAGCAGAATAGTGATGACCAAGAGTTTGTCGCTCAAAAGATGATTGAGATATTTTGTGGCATTGAATTAAAGGATGTTGCCAAAATTAAGCTATCAACTATGAATGAGTTGGTTGAGCATTTCAACAAGATATTTTCGGTCAAGCCAAAATTCTACCAAACATTCAAACTGAAAGATATGGAGTTTGGATTCATCCCTAACCTGGAAGAGATTTCGTGGGGTGAATACATTGACCTTGAGCATAACTTGAACGAATGGGATAACTTCCACAAAGCAATGGCGGTTATGTACCGACCAATTATCAAACGTCAAAAGGACAAATACGAAATAGCACCATACACTGCCACTGATGAGTACTTTGAACTCATGAAATATATGCCTATGGAAATAGCAATTTCTTCTAGGGTTTTTTTTTGGAATTTAGGGGCAGAATTATTAAACAGTACAGCGGACTATTTGGAGACCCTGAAGAGCAGGAAGCCGACCAGAAGTCAGAGGAGGATTTCTCGGAACGAGGGCAGTTTACCAAACAATGGGGATGGTACCAATCTATCTATGCAGTCGCTAAGGGAGATATCACAAGATATGAAGAAGTTACAGGATACGGACTACATAAATGTCTCACCTATCTTACCTTTGAAAAACAAAAAAACGAAATTGAGCAAAGAGAATTTAACAGAAAACTAAAAAGATGATAGGATACTACACCCTCGTAGATGAGCTACGCAACCACTTTGAAGCTGATGCACTTGTTAACACCGTAACCAATGGGGACATTTTCGATGTTGACATAGCTAAGCAAACCATTTTTCCCCTGGTGCATACCATGGTAACCCAAGCCCAATTCGAGCCTAACTTTCAAAGGTTTTCCATTACCATTTTTTGTATGGATATTACCGATGCTGTAAAGGAAGAGGACACTACCAAATGGGAAACACAAGATAATACCAATGATGCTTTGAATAGTACCTTAGGTATCTTGAATAGGTGCTACAAGATGTTACAGCATGGTGCATTATACGACCTAAATTACCAGGTTGATGGGGTGCCAACTTGCGAGCCATTTACTGAGAGGTTTGAAAATAACCTAGTAGGGTGGGCTATGACCTTAGACATTATTTGTCCTAACGAAATGACCATTTGTTAATGGACCAAGAGCAAACCTATAAAAACTTAAAAGCCTTCAGAGACGCTGTTGTTAAGCAGGCGCGTACTAACTTAACCAAGAGTGGAAAGAACGCCTCAGGCAAGCTATATAGAAGCATAGGGGGTACTGTTAAAGCTATGCCGAACAGCATAGGGATGTACTTTGAGATGGAAGAGTACGGAGCCTACCAAGATAAGGGGGTAAATGGTAAGCGGAGCGCATGGACCACAGCCTATAAATTTGGAACTAAGATGCCACCACCTAGCAAACTTGACAAATGGATAGTGAGGAGAGGGATTGCGCCTAGGGATGCACAGGGTAAGTTGATGCCTAGGAAAACTTTACAATTTTTGATTGCGAGAAGCATCTACATTAACGGTATCAAACCTAGTTTATTTTTTACCAAGGCTGTGAACTCGGCATACAAAAAGCTCCCAGATGAGTTAATAAAGAGTTACGGATTGGATGTTAATAAGATAGTAAACCAAGCCTTAAAAGAAACCATAGATAAAGCCAAAAAGAAATGACAAACATATTTTGTAGAAGCCCACATATCATTGCTGTTAATGACATCTCACAAACTGGGAGT